GCCGCCCCATGATGTTCGGCACGGGATCCGATAAGTTCGCTCTGGGCGATGACGTCACCGCTTGCGGCCAGATAGCCGCGGATGAAGTGCGCTTGAGCGTTCAGCTTGCGGGGATAGGCTTTTTGCGCGAAGCGCTCGATCTGGGTGAGTGTGACAATCATCGCGTGTCCTTCCAGATTTCGTAAGCCAGTCGCGCCAGCCCGAAGGCCAGCGCGATGGCGAAGATGAGGGTTATGGGGTGGGTCATGCGGCCTCGGTTTCGTCGCCGTAGAAGGCCCGAGCCATTTCGACTTCATAGTCGAAGTCCGCGCCGCGCTCGTCGCAAAGGTGCATCAGATCGGCCAACAGGTCGCGGATCAGATCAGGTTCGTCGCCGCCAGCTTCATGCCATGCGGCCAAAGCGGCCTCAGCTCGGCTTGAGCGCATTTCGTTGTCCATAGTCTCCGTCTCCGTTGATCGTGGTGGCTGCCATCGTCAGCGCGCAGCGGCCAAGCTGCACGGACCGGGCCGGAGCCCGGTTTCGGCTTAGTCGATGATTTTGGTGACGGTGAAGCCCGCCTCTTTAAGGGCGTGATTCCACTCCTGACCGTCTGGGATGCTCGCCATCGTTGCGCGGAATAGCTCCCAGCCTTCTGCGTAATCTGGTTCAATTGGCTTCTCGATCAATAAACCAGCCGCCTTCTCGATAGCGGCCGTGTCGCGGTCAAAGCCTCCGCCATTGATCCGGGCAGAAACCATGACAGCGCCCCAGAACTGCACAAAGGCTGTGCAGCTCGTGCCGCTTTTGGAGTGCTTGCGGATAATCCGCGCCACCGGCTTGCCGTTCAGGATCAACCCCCAAGCGGCAAGATCACGGGTGGCGGCGTCGAAGCGGTCGTAAATGTTGCTCATGGTTCAATCCTTCAGATAGTGGTCACGGTCGAGCGGGCGGGTTAGGTCGCGGTAAATGCTGTAGGCTCCCGCGATGTTGATGGCGGCAAAAAAAGACACAACGGCTAGGTGGATCAGGTGGGCGGTCATATTCCACGTCCTTGCATTTCGTGATTGACGGCGGACCATGCCGCCAGTTCTCGCGGCGGCGTCGTTTCCTCGGTGTCGCGTCCGTGGATCCACCAGAAGCCCTTTAGGGCGTCGTCAGAGACGCGGGCGAAGTGGTCGGTGTAGTAGGCAAGCCAGTCGTCAAAAGACGTGGCGGCAGTTGCTGAGGCGGTCATTGTAGAATGTCCTGTGCTGTGATGGCGGCGAAGAGCGCGAGCAGCGCGCGGAAGCGGCGGATCATGAGGCGCGGCCTTCGGCTTTGGCGATGAACGCAAGAATGCGCGCTTCCGCTTCAGTGCCGTCGAACATGCCGCCCTCGCAATACTCATCACGAAGCCAGTGGGCCAATTCCAGCCCATCAGGCGCGGCGGCGATCAGGTGGGCGTCTTCGTCGGTCACGGCAATGAACGGCGTGATGCCGTCGTCATCGTCAATCCCGGCTTCGAGCACGGCCTCGCCTTTGGTTGTCGCGATCATGCGCCCATCTTGCCATTCAAATGGGCCCGGCGTGTGCTGTGTGGTGGTGGTCATGCTGGTTGCTCCTGATTGAAGAAAGTAGCCAAGCGTTGCGGAAGCCACTCGGGAACATATTCCCAGTCGAAAGGGCCGTCGAAGTCACCGGCGTCGAAGTCGCGTTGCCAGTCGCGGTGCAACTCCTCGGCGAAGTTGACCAGTAGCCCGCGAACATGAGCTGTGCCGAAGCACGTCAACTCGTTGCGCAAGTCTCGTTGCCATGACGCCAGAGGCAAGGCCTCGGGGTCGGCGGCGCTCTTCTCAATGTCGAACAAGATCCGCTGGCCGCACTCCCAGAGGCAAGCGGCGGCGTCTAACAGGTCATGAAGGTCGACGGGTTCGAGCGTGGCGGCGGTCATGCTGCTAGCTCCAAGGCTTCGGTGTCCCAGACGAACCACGGGTTCGAGTCGTCACCTTCCCATGCGCTGTAGCGGTTCAGCGCCAGCGCAGCTCGGCGCGCATCGGCTTCGCGATGGTGAAAGCTGGCCTCTGTGTCGGTGTCGCGGTTGAAGACGACGAAGCGCGGTTTTGGCTGGTGTTTCATGATTGCTCCTTTCCGTTGTGTAGCTCGTTGTTGGCTGCTACTATCAACACAGTATCAACGAACCCAAGTTGGGTCAAGAGGGATGATGGATATGGGAGCCGTAGCGACCCGGCGTCTCACCGATCGACAGGAGAAATTTGTTGAGTATGTCGTATCCGGCGAATGCCAGACCGAAGCAGCGCGAAAGGCTGGCTATAGCTTTCCCGATCAAGACGGGCATCGACTAAGCCGACTTCCGCACATAGTTGCAGCGGCCACAGCGCGCCGTGCGGCGCTGATCGAGCTAGAGGGCGGCAATATAGCTTACCGGACGTTGGTAGCGTGCTGCGACGAGCGTTATCCCGGCTCTGTGCGCGTCTCAGCGGCCTCAAAGCTGGCCCAACTGGCTGGCATGATCAAACCGGATGCACTGCTAGCCGACAAGAAGGACTTGCAGGATATGTCGCCGGACGAGCTGGAGAACCAGCTTGCCAAGATCGACCAGGCTCTTGCCGGCATCGCGGCCAAGGCGAAGCCCATTGAAGGGCAGATCATCGATCAGGGCAGTGATAGCGCAGCCCTTTAGCGCAGGTATCGCAGGGTGGCATAGCGCAAGAGCGCAGATAATAAGGCATCATGGCAGCATGAACACAACCTTGACAGGGTTGTGACCTAGTGCAGAGGGTGCATGTCGAGGGGCGGTAGTGCCGCCGCGAACCGCCCCCACCCCCCGGCCACCACCCGCGCCGCGCGTCGTAATTTCTATTGCCCCGCTCCGCCAAATTTTTGCGCTGCGCGCACCTCTGACCCAAATTGGGTGTTGACAGCGCCGATCTCGTTAACCTACACAATCAACAGGACGTGGGGCCTGCGCGGCGAAAAGCCCGCCCCACGCCCCGCCCCTCAGCCGGGCCAGCGCGGTAATTTGAGATGATTGCTGTCCCAATCCCCTGGGGCCCTCAAGGTCGATGCGCGCCGGTCCTGCTGAGTGGTGTTGAGAATGGAGAAGGAGCAACCATGCAAATTCAGTATGAACGGATTGAGGGCGAAGGCTGGGGAGGGTTGTCATGAGCCTCGCCACCATTATCACCGGCGGCCTAGCGGCGCTGTGCGTCGTCGGTGCGGCGCTGATCGGCTTGTGCGTTCTTTCCGCCGCAGCGGACAACGACGACATTGACTGGGAGCCCTGAGATGGCCGGAACCAAGAACAGCGGCCGGCGCGCAGAGGCGCATCCGGCGACGCAGCTAACGTGGACGGACGTTCGGGCGATCCGCAGCCACTACGGCCGTGGGAAGGTGTCGATGGCGGGTCTGGCGCGGGACTATGGTGTCTCGAAGGTCGCGATCTTCAAGATCGTGCATCATGAGACGTGGAAGGAGCCTGCCTGAAACGCTTGCAATTGCGGCCAACGGAGCCTACAGCGGCCAAGTGATGCTTCCGCGTTACGCTCCTCTCCGAACTTCTGCCCTCGGCGCTCCGGCTCCGGGGGCATTTTTCTTGCATCGCGGGCGTTGATTCTGTAGGTCAACAGAAACCGACACAGCCAAAGCGAGGCGCGGCGTGGCACAGCCTGAACCGTATGACCGGCAGAACAATTTCACGGCTGCGCTGAGCGGCACCGGGAACGGCACGCTTGGTGCTGATCTGGATAGGGAATTTGACGAAGCGCGTCAGACGATCGAGCAAACGCGCGAGAATCTCGAGGCCCTCCAGCGCGATGATTTACAGCTCGCAAATGAATCGGTCGGCCTGGACCAGTTAAAGCCGGAGTTGCTGACGACGTTGTTTGCGCTGTCTGGGCAGGCTTCGCCGGAAGAGGTTTTGGTCACGCAGGTCACGACGCTTTCGGCGCTGAAGGCGCTGCCGGTGACGGTGGTTCGCGCTCAGTACGACGGGAATATTTGGGAGGCTCAGGCCACTTCGGGCTGGTCGGCGACGGCGCGCTCATTGGGCGAGGGCTATATGCTGGCGGCTTCGACCGTTGATGCCAGCAAGACCTGGGTGCGCCGGGTTCACCCGCAGCTCAGCCATTTCGGCGTGGTGCATAACCCGACGGCCAATGCCGGAACCGGCACGAATGTCACGACACTGTTGCAGCGGTTTCTTGATTATTGCGTCGAGACGCAGTCCGATGTGTTGCAAATCGGCATGATGGCGGTGCGGACCAATGCGGCTGTCACCTACGACCCGACGACCTATGCGGCCATTGCCAAGCAACCGGCCTTCGACCTGTCGGGCCTGACGATCTTCTCCAGCAGCACAGCCGGCGGGATCGTCATTGGCTCACCGGAGCGCGCCTACCGCCCGGTCAAGATGTACTCGCCGGGGACGGTTCGGTTTCAGATCAACTGGTCGGGCGCCAATGGGCCGCGCGGCAATGATAGCGGCTGCACCATCTACAACATGTTCTATTGCAAGGATGCCCGTCTAGGCCGTTGTTATGGCTGGACAAATGGCGTTGTTTTGCACGGCGAAAATTTCGGCTTTGCCTATAATCGCTTCTTTGGCAGCGACGAAATCACCGACTGCCAGAGCCTTTTGGTGCTGCGCACAAAGAACGGCACGGTCAATCCGGGCGCGGAGTTCTGCAACGAAAACAGCTTCTATGGCATGGTGCTGCGCTACAACAGCGACTCCGACAATGTGCCTGGCACGGCCGATGTGTCGGGCTATGCGATCAGGTACGTCTGGGACGGCGTCAACAGCTATCAGGGCCACAACGCCAATCGCTTTTATGGCACGACATGGGAGCTTGGGGCGCCGGCTGGCGCGACCTATCGCGTGCCGATCTATTTTGATGGCTGCGCCGGGATCAATATTCACACAGACGGCCGCGCCGAAACGTGGAAGGGCCCGCTCATGTTGTGCCGCGGCGACGGCACGGCCTTTGCGGCGTTCCGCAACGAGGCGAGCTTCGATTACTGCGAAGGCGGCGCGGCCAGCCGGATTGCCGTGCTTGAGGTCAACGGGGCCTATGGCAACCGGATTCGCCGCGTTTTGCATGTCGGCGATTTGGACGTCAGCTGGGTATCTGGTCCGCTGCGCAATGTCGTGCGTTCAAACGGTGCCAGCGACTCTTTCCGGCTTGCCGCTCCTTTCTACAGCAACGCCTCTGGATCTTCGGCGCCGGTCGCGACCGTATCGGGCGGACAGCAGTTCGTTGCCAATGCGGACGCCTTGCAGTTGCGTACCAGCAGCCTCGGCATCGTCTGGCTGCGGTTTCCGGTTCATACCAGCCACGGCGGCGAAGCACGGATCAACACCGGGCTTATCAATCGGCCTGGACGACTTGCCTTCCGCGCTCTCGACGCCAATGGCGCGGTGCTGTCGGGCAATGCTACAGACGCGACTTGGGGGAATGAGCCCTACATCAAATTCTTCGGCTCGGCCGACGGCGCGGCTTTTGGCGGCGGTTTGCGCACGACGACCGCTGATTCCTTCGCGACTGTGCGACTGTCATGGCGCAGCGAGGTCAAGTTCCTTGAAGTCGGCGTGACGGGCGGGACGGCTGACGCGGCCATTCGTGCGATCGAGATGGTCTTTTTCTGCCAGTACCAAGACATTGCGACCGGTGCGCTGAACTATATTCAGGCGGTTGCGCCGGTCTATCCGCTGCTTGGCGACGCCGGCAACATGATGGCAACGGCCAATCCTTTCAGCGCTGGGTCAATTGGCAGCTATGTCCAAGGCCAATATGTCCAGAACGCCGCTCTTGTGGCAGGCCAGCCGAAGGGCTGGCACTGCACAACGACAGGCGACCGTGCGCGCAATTGGGCTGGCAGTACCGCCTATTCGGTATTGGGGCAGTTGGTCGCCAATGGCGGCAATATTTACCGCCTGCGCACTGGCGGGACCAGTGCATCAAGCGGTGGGCCTACAGGCACGACGCCCGGAGCGGTTATTACCGACGGTACGTGCGAGTGGACCTATTACAGCGCGGCGGCTGCCGGCACTGCGGATGCGAACCTATGATGACGGAGATTCATCATGGCTGATCGTTTCTGGGTCGGCGGAACCGGCACTTGGGACACCACCAACACGGCCAACTGGTCGGCTACTTCTGGCGGGGCGAGCGGAGCGTCTGTGCCGGTGGCGGTCGATATTGCCATCATCGACGCCAACTCCGGCGGTGGCACGATCACCCTGGCGCAAGACACCACGTTGCAGATCCTACGGACGGCGGGCTTCACTGGCACACTGGACTTTTCGACGTTCAAATTCACGCTGACGGCCAGCGGCACGACGATCTTCACCGGCTCAACGACTGCGACCTATGCCGGACGCAAGCTGATCGAGCTTTCCTATGCGGGCGCTGTGGGCACCCGAACCGTTGGCACCGTCGGCTTTACCGAAGCCAATGCGATTGATTTCACCTTTACCGCCGGGGGAGACGTTGCAGGGACGCTATCGCTGGGTGTCGTGCGCAATCTGACCTATGGGCCCGCCTTCACCGGCTCCATGGCGAGCACCGCTGCCACCATCTTTGGCGATTTGACGCTCAATTCCGGCATGACGGTCGCGGCGAGCGGCAACATGCTGACGTTCGGCTCGACGAGTGGCACTGAGCGCGCCATCACGTCGGCTGGCAGAACGATTGACCGGCCTATCACCTTCAACGGCGTCGGCGGCACATGGCGCTGTGCTGACGCCCTCACTCAAGGCTCCACCCGCAGCGTGACGCTGACCAGCGGCAATTTGCTGCTGAAGGAAGGTGTTACATCGACCTTTGGCGGCATGTCGGCTGGTGCCGGCACCCAGCGCGTTCTGGCGAGCGGCGTGCCCGGCACAGCGGCTACGCTGTCGATTGCTGCCGGGACAGCGACCATGAATAACACGACCATCACCGACATCACCGCCACTGGCGGCGCTGTTTTCAGCGCCTTTGTGACCAACGGCAACATCAACAACGGCGGTAATTCGGGGTGGGATTTCAACGCCCAGCTCGGCCTCTACATCTTTAGCCGGCGCAAGAACCGCCGCGTCATGCCTGCATAGGAGAGTTCCATGCCTTTTGCGTTCCGCCCCCTCGGCCCGACGGCCGTCATTTCCGCAGCCACCACTGCCCCTGCGCCGGTTCAGGTTCAGGTATCTCCTGCGATCGGCTCTGGTCCGAGCGAGGTGGACTATCTTGTTCAGAACGCGGGAACAGTTGTTGTGCGGCTTGCGGTTGACAGTTCATCTGCCTCCGCAACCTCAGACGCAACAGCTGACGCGACATCGACCATGTTGCTGCCTGGCACGGTGCAGATCCTGCGCTTTCCGAAGGACTGGTGGTTCACGGCCCGCGCAGCAAGCGGCACGGCGACGATCTATCTTCAGCCCGGCGACGGCATCTAAGGACAATCGTCATGGCCCAGCCACCTACCTACGCCCGGCAGTATAACTTCACCAACTTCTCGGCCTATTTCCCGTCGGACCAGCAGCCCGGCGTGAGCATCGACGCTGAGTTCAACGCGGTGAAGGAAACGCTGGACGCGGTTCTTGCGAATCTGGCGCTGATTCAGCGCGATGACGCGCGGCTGGCAAATGGCTCGGTGTCAGTCGACACGCTGGCAGCGGACGTGTTGCTATCGCTCAACAGCAATTGGACGGTCAAAGGCGCGTGGCTGACCGCCACGGCCTATGTCGTCGGCGATGTCGTCACTGAAGGCGGCTCGACCTATGTCTGCGCGGCCGCGCACACGGCTGGCACCTTTGCGACGGACCTGACGGCTGTTCGCTGGGTGATCCTCTACAGCGCCCAAGCCGCATCGCTCGCCGACGGCAGCGTCACCACGACCAAGATCGCTGACGGCGCAGTCACGGCGGCCAAGCTCGGATTTACCAGCCTAACGCTCTCAGGCACCATCGCCGGGCAGGGCGGTGTTCTGGCGGGGACCGGAGCGGCAGCGGCGGGCTATGCCTTTGTCGGGCAGCTCGACACCGGCAGCGCCTATATGTCGATCGGCCGGGCGACCAAGGCGCAGGGCGCGACGGGCTTGCGGATTGCCGGTGGCACGGGCAGCGGCAACTGGTTTGTGCAGATGGCGGCAAACGCCGACACGCTCCAGATTCTCTATGGCGCGGCAGTCTCCGCGACGTTCCAGACGGGCGGCGGTGTCGATTGGGCCTTTACCCAGCGTGTGCAAGGCGCGGCAACGCCTGCCAGCGGCAGTGGCGTCGAAATCAGCTTCAGCGGCTCCACCGGCACGATGCAGGCCTATGACCGCACAGGCGGCGCGCTGCTCGATCTTCGCGTCGCTGGCCTGTCGCTGTTCTTGCAAGGCGGCGGCGTCGACTGGCTCCGCCTGACGGGCTCAGCTCCGTCGGTTCTGGACGCGGCTGGCGGCGCTTACAGCACCATCGGCTACCGCAATCTGCCGGTAAATGGGCGGACTGCCAGTTACACGCTGGCGCTGGCGGACGTCGGCAAGCTGATCAGCATCACGACCGGCGGGGTGGTCATCCCGGCGAATGGCGCAGTGGCGTTTTCGGTCGGCGATTCCATCGTCATCTACAACGACAGCAGCAGCAACCAGACCATCTCGATCACGACGGACACGCTGCGCTGGGGCGGCACGTCGCTGACCGGCAGCCGAACGCTGCTGGCGTACGGCATGGCAACCATCACCAAGGTCGGTGCGACGACCTGGGTCATCAATGGGAATGTGACATGAGCTTGATGCAGGCCAACTTAAACGCGGTGGAGCTCTTGCTCGCAAAAAAGCGCGAGCAAGAAGCTTTTGCCGTCCAGACCGGCGGCGACCATTATGCCAAGCTGGCGATCCAGCCGATGCAATATGCGCTCGCCAATGCCATCCCGTTCGCGGAAGGTTCGGTGATCAAATATGTCACCCGCTGGCGCGACAAGGGCGGTGTCGAAGACCTGAAGAAGGCCCGGCACATGCTCGACATGCTGATCGCGCATGAGGAAGCCAAGCCGTGACTGGCATCACCGCCCAGATGACCTCCGGCGGCGGGCCGCGCATTGCGCTGGCTGAGACGACGATCGACGTCACCAATACCGGCGCCACGGCTTCGGCGGCTTTTCGGCTAGCGACCGATGGCGAGGTCAAACGCTCCATCAACGGCGCCGCCTATGCCAAGATCGACACATGGGTCACGCCCCCCACCAGCGCGCTGGCCGCACTCTATGAATGCCGCGCCACCATTGTCTCGGGCTCGCTGACAAGCGGCACGACCGGTACATGGCTGCCGCTGAACGCTGATCAGACATGGACGCTGAGCCGGGCATCTACCGGCGCGCTGACGGTCGAAATGACACTGGAAATCCGACTAGCCGCCACAGGGACCGTGATGGCTTCTGCGACTATCACCATGGGGGTTGAATATGTCTGAACGGCCTTTGGCATCGAAACGATTGGCGGACCGCGTGCAACAGCTTGAAGAGAATGTCGACAAGATCAACGATCGGCTCGACAAAGGTGCGGTGCAATTCACCGCGCTGGCTGCCGACATAAAGGCCAACACCGACGCCACCAAGGAACTGGTCGAGGCGTGGAAGATCGGCACCGGCCTGGTGCGTTTTGTCAAGTGGCTCAGTGGCTTTGCCGCCGCCATTGCCGCGCTTTACGTCCTGTTCTTTAAGGACGCCGGCCACCACTGATGGCGCCCAAGGTCAAGCCTCAGCCGGCTGATGACGCCGCCCAGCAGGAAGCCCAGCTTCTTGAAGCGCGGCGCCTTACCCAGCGCCTGCTCAGCGCGCGCAAGGCGAAGGCCAGCCTGGTGGACTTCACCTGCTTCACCATGCCCGACCCCGAAGATCCGGCAGACGCGACCAAGAGCCGCTATCAGCCCCAATATTTCCACCGTGCGCTCGCCCAGGCGCTCGAAGACGTCGAAGCTGGCAAGATGCTGCGGCTGATCATCACTTTTCCACCGAGGCACGGGAAGAGCGAGTTGTCGTCCAAGCGGTTCCCGGCGTGGTATGTCGGCCGCGATCCCTATCGCTATGTCGCTGTCTGCACCTATAACCAGACCTTCGCCGAAGACATCGGCCGGCAGGTGCGCGCGATCATTCGCCAGCCCGCCTATGGGCAAGCCTTCCCCGGTGTGACGCTGCGCAAGGGCTCGACCGCTTCCGACCGGCTGGAGACGGAAGAGGGTGGGGCGCTTTACTTCCTTGGCCGTGGCGGCACCATCACCGGGCGCGGCGCGGACCTGATCATCATCGACGACCCTATCAAGAACAGCGAGGAAGCGCGTTCAGAGACGGTGCGCAATTCGCTGTGGGACTGGTTCCAAAACGACATCTCGTCGCGCTTCATGACCGATACCGGCGCCATGATCGTGATTCAGACCCGCTGGCACGAAGACGACCTTGTCGGCCGGCTGACGGACCCGACCAATCCGCACTATGATGCAGACGAAGCGGCCAAGTGGAAGATCATCAACATCCCGGCGATCGCTGAAGAGAATGACGTGCTGGGGCGCGAGCCGGGCCAGCCACTGTGGCCGGAGCGGTTCGGCATTGAGTATCTGGAGAACTTCAAGCGGACCAATCCGCGCGGCTTCTCGGCGCTCTATCAGCAAAAGCCGACACCGGAAGACGGCGACCTGATCAAAAAGGAAATGATCAAGTCCTACCGCCCGGACCAGTTGCCGAAGAATCTGCGCGTCTATGCCGCGTCTGACCATGCCGTTGGCATCAAGCAGGAGAACGACAAGACCTGTCTGCTGGTCATCGGCGTCGATGACGTCAATCGCATCTGGGTTCTCGACGCCTTCTGGCAGCGCGCGCGTACCGACAAGGTCGTCGACGCGATGCTGATGTTGATGAAAAAATGGAAGCCGGTGACGTGGTGGGCGGAAAGTGGCCATATCTCCAAGTCGATCGGCCCGTTCCTCTACAAGCGCATGACCGAGGAAAAGGTCTATGTGCATGTGCAAGAGCAGGTGCCGTCGAAGGACAAGGTGACGCGCGCGCAGTCGATCATCGGCCGCATGGCAATGGGCATGGTCTATCTGCCGTCGTCGGAGCCTTGGTACGAGGACGCGCGGCAGGAGCTGCTGAAGTTCCCGAATGCCCGACACGACGACTTCGTCGACACCATCGCCCACATCGGCATGGGGCTGGAGCGGCAATTGCGCGCTTCGCCCGCCGCTGAGGTCAAGGCCGGGCCGAAGGTCGGCAGTCTGGCATGGGTCAAATATGCGTCCGAACAGCGCAAGCGTCGGATGTCTCTCGCTACACAAAGGGGTTGGTGATGATGGACGGCATGGGCCAGAGCGGCATGATGCGCAATGTGGAGGCTCCCAGCGAGTCCGCAGGCGCGCTGGTCAAGGACTGGCAGGACAAGATCATCCAGGCCAAGAAGCATTGGGACAAAGACTTCAAGCGCATGCGGCGCAACATGGACTTTGCCAACGGCAAGCAATGGCCGGATCAGGCGGAGGATGACGACCGCTACACCGCGAACTTCGTTCAGCGCGTGATCAAGACGCTGGTGTCGGCGCTCTACGCCAAGAATCCGACCGTGGTGGCTCGCCGCCGCCGCCGGCTCGACTATGCCATCTGGGACGGCAAGCCCGAATCCATGGCTATGGCGATGCAGGCGGCCATGCCGCAGATGGATCAAGCCACCGGGATGGTCATGCCAGCCGACCCGAACGCGGTCGCCTTGATGCAGGACATCATCACCAATCAGCAGCGCGCGCAGATGCTCGACAAGGTCGGCGCGACGCTGGAGGTGCTGATCGAATATTTCATGAGCGAGCAGACCCCACGGTTCAAGCAACAGATGAAGCAGATGATCCGCCGGGCGCGGACCACTGGCGTCGGCTATATCGAGCTGGGCTTTCAGCGGCAGATGGACCTGTCTGACGACCAATCGACCCGCATCGCCGATATGACCGAGCGGCTGGCAGTCATCGGCCAGCTAAGCGCCGACCTTCAGGACGGCGAACTCGACCCCATGTCGGCGGAAGCGGAGCAACTGCGGCTGTCGATTCAGGCGATCGAGAGCGAGCCTGAGATGATTGTGCGTGAAGGCCTGATCTTCACCTTCCCGCAGTCGACCCGAATCATCCCCTCGCCGGAGACAATGGAGCTCGTCGGCTGGGTGGGCTCGCCGTGGATTGCCAAGGAAATCTTGCTGACGCGCGAGCGGATTAAGCAGGTCTATCGTGTCGATATTGGCGATCAATACACCTCATACAAACAGGAAGCTGGCAAACCCTGGGGCGGCAATAGCGAGCGCCGCAAGGGGCAGGCTGGCAAGGGACTGGCGTGCGTCTGGCACGTCTTTGATCGCGACACCGGGCTTGAATATGTGCTGTGCGACGGCCACCCGGCGTTCCTGCGCGAGCCCGCCTCGCCGGACGTGCAGGTGGAACAATTCTTCCCCATCTGGCCGCTGGTGTTCAACGAGGTGGAGAGCGAGGAAGAGCTTTTCCCCAAGTCCGACGTCGAACTGCTGAAGCATATCCAGCGCGAATATAACCGGGCCAAGGAGGCGTTGCGCCAGCACCGCATTGCCAATCGCCCGCTCTATCTGGCGCCAGAAGGGCAGTTTGACGAAGGCGACGCCAAGAGCCTTGCCAGCCATGCGGCGCATGATGTGGTGATCGTCAAAGCCATGCGTGACGGCGTGAAGCCGCAAGACCTGATTGCGCCTGTGCAGAAGATTGGCGTCGATCCAAATCTCTATGAGACGGAAAGCGCCTTCATGGACATGGTGCGCGTTGTCGGCGCGCAACAGGCTCAGATTGGCGGCACCGCCGGAGGCACCGCCACTGAATCGACCATCGCGGCTCAGTCCTACAGCGGCTCGATCGCGCTCGACAGCGACGATCTGGACGAGATGTTGACCGACGTCATGCGGGCGGCCGGGCAGGTTCTGTTGCTCAACATGACGCCGGGCCAAGTGACAGCCATTGTCGGCCCAGGCGCGGCATGGCCGGAGTTGACGCGGCTCGAAGTCATGCAGGAAATCGGCATGGAAATTAAGGCCGGTTCGAGCGGCCGTCCGCAGGCAGCGGAAGAGGCGGCCACGTTCGAGCGGCTTTACCCGCTGCTGATCCAGTTGCCCGGCGTCAGCCCGCGCTGGCTTGCTGAGCGCGCGATCCGCATCGCCGACGACGATATTCGGCTGGAGGACGCCTATGTCGACGGTCTGCCGTCGATCATGGCGCAAAACCGCGCGATGCAGGCCTCCACCGGCAATCCTGCGACCGATCCCAACGCCCAAGGCGACGAGGGCGAAGAGAACACCGAGCGGCCCGATCAGGGTGGCCCGGATAGCCAGCCCGGCTTCAACACCGGGCCTCAACCCAACCAGATGTGAATTGTTGATTTTTGCGACCAACAACGATACACATTGCATGAAAGGCGCTAAACATGCCCATCTTGGACACTGACACCTCGCCCGTGTTGGACCCTGAAGCCGGAGCGGCACCCGCTGACGCCGGCGCAACTGAGGACGCTAACCCCGCGCAGTCGTCCGGCGCGGACGCTGAGGACGCTAAGCAAGACGAGCCCACGCTTCGCGACATCATCCAAGATGTTGTCAAAAAGCAAGAGGCTCCGGAGGACTCGTCCGCCACCGAGGCGAAACCGGAAGAGGCAACCCAGCCAGAGGCGACAGCCGAAGGCGAAGACGCCGATCCAGACGCCGATGTCCCGTTTCACAACCATCCTCGATTCAAGGAACTGGTTGCCGAGCGGAACGCCCTGAAGGACGATGCGGGCCAATACCGCATCATCACCGACTTCATGCAGTCGAACGGCTTGAACGCCGATGAGGTTGCCGAAGGATTCTCGGTGATGGCCCTCCTGAAGAGCGGAGCGCCCGACAGCCTGACCAAGGCAAGGGAATGGTTTGCCGAACGCCTCCAGTTTCTCGACGCGACGCTGGGGCACAGCCTGCCGGAAGACCTTCGCCTGAAGGTTGAGGACGGACTGCTCGACGAAGCAACGGCCAAAGAAGTGGCGCAAACCCGCGCCAAGGCCGTTCTTTACGAGACGCAGACGACCGAACAGCGGCGAGCGCAGGAGCAGCGCACACAGCGCGAAGCTCAGGCCGGCACGCAGCGCGAGATGGCATCCGCCGTTTCAAGCTGGGAAGCGGACATCAAGGCCAAGGATCCCGATTACGCCGCCAAGAAGGCCAAGCTGGTCGAAACGCAGGTTCGTGCGCTGATTCAGGAACGCGGCAAGGCGCCGCAGACCAAGGAAGAAGCGCTGGAATATGTGAAGACCGCCTATGACTCCGTGAGCGACATGGTCCGCCAGCTCACTCCGAAGCCCAAGGCGATCACACCCAGCCCAGCCGGAATGTCCGCAGCCGCCAGACCGGAACCAGGCTCATTGCGAGCAGCGGTCGAAGCGGCGCTCCACCGCTGATGACATAGGGGGCTATCATGCCTTTCACTGCACAGGAAATCGACAATATCGCCACTGCTGCGCTTGATTATTACATGCGCGGCCCGGCAATGGCCCAGACCATCCAAGAGCGTCCGCTGTACAACGCCATGCGCGCTGCACAGAAGACGTTCCCCGGTGGCAAGGGCAACATCACCCGCAACGTCAAGGGCAGCTACTCGACTTCGTTCCAGGGCTATACCCACGACGACACGGTCAGCTACGTCAACCCGGCGAACCTGAAGCCTGTCTCCTTCCCGTGGAAGGAACTGCACGCTGGTATTGCCATGACCATGACCGAACTGAAGACTGCCGGCATCTCGGTTGTCGACAGCATGAATGGCGAAAGCACCAGCCAGCACAGCGGCATGGAAATGACCGCCATCACCAACCTGCTGGAGGACAAGCTGGACGACATGGCCGAAGGTTCGGCCCGTTCGTTCAACGAAATCCTGTGGCGCGACGGCACGCAGTCGTCGAAGGTGTTTGCTGGCGTTCAGTCGCTCATCACCACCTCGCCGCTGGTCGGCGTCACTGGTGGCATCGACCGCTCCACCAACAACTGGTGGCGCAACCGTGCGCGTGTTGGCACTCTGTCTGAAACAGCATGGACCGGCCCCAAGGTGACGGCTTCGGCCGCGAACCAGACGCTGTCCAAGGCTCTGCGCGCTGAAGTCCGCCAGCTCCGCCGTTATGGCGGCCGTCCCTCGCTCCTGCTTTGCGGCTCTGGCTTCCTTGAGAAGCTGGAAATGGAAGTCCAGGAAAAGGGCAACTACACCCTGTCCGGCTTCACCAACAAGGGCGCCACTGACATTGGCCTCGCTGCCATCTCGATGCGCGGCGTTGGCGAGTTCCAGTATGACCCGTCGTTGGATGACCTGGGCCAGACCAACTACTGCTATTTCATCGACCCGAAGCACATCTATCTCGATGTGATGGATGGGGAAGACTGGAAGCAGCACAACCCCGCCCGCCCGCCTGAGAAATATGTTCTCTACCGCGGTCTGACGTGGACCGGCGGTCTAGTCGCCGATCAGCTCAACTGCCACGGCGTCTACGAAGCCGCCTGAGCCTGACCAAGGAAGGAAAAGATCATGTCTCTCCAGACTGTCTCGGGCAAACTGGCATCTGCTGTCGCCAACGGCGGCACGGTTGCCATTGCCTATCCGGGCGGCGCTACTCAGCGCGGCCTGTTCTCCGGTGGCACCAACCATCGCCTCGTCCTGAACCACACCACCCTTGTTCCGCCGACTGACATGACTCTGTCGTTCGGTGCGGCATCGGTAACTGTGACCAACGGCACGGGGGCAACATGGGCGGCAGGTTCGGACTTCGTGTTTCAGTTCGACGAAACTGGCGCGGAAAATGGTATCTTCGCCAATGGCGTCGAAATCCTGAAGCCGATCCTCACTCAGCTGATCAACCTCGGTTCGCCCGGAACGGCCGACGCAGATGGGTTCTGCGCCAGCCAGTCGGTGTCCTCTGGCGTTGCTGCGCTGATCAACGGCGCTCTCGGCTCGACGGCCGACGCTCGCTACGGCCGAAACGTCGTGGCAGCGTGGACCAACACCGCGATCGTCACCGTGACGGGACGCGACTGCTATGGCCGCACTGTGGTCGAACAGTCGGGCTCTGGCACGTCGTTCACCGGCAAGAAGGCGTTTGCGACGATCACCTCGGTGACGTTCAACGCCAACGTGACCGGCGCGACTGTCGGCACTGGCGACGTCCTTGGTTTGCCGGCGTTCCTGCCCAATGCCACCTACATCATCCGCGAAATGGAAGATGGGGCGACAGCCACCTCTGGCACCACTGTCGCTGGTCTGGCTCTGGGCACCAAGTCGACGGCGACCACCGCCGACGTACGCGGCACCTACGACCCCAACTCGGCCTGCGACGGCTCGAAGGGCTTCGCCCTTATCGTGTCGCTGCCAGACCCTGAATATCTCGGCAACCCGCAGTTTGCGGGCTGACGTGATGAACGAGACGGCGGGGCTCCGGCCCCGCCTCTCACCACCCCAGGAGAAAAGTGATGCGACTTTGTGACCTGACCGTGCGGCTCAATGACAGCACGGGCCATACCGTCCGCAAGACGGAAGTAACTCCAGCAGAAATTCTGGTCCTTCAGGCCATCCACGGCGATAGTGCGGTCGTCGACATTGAGCCGAAGAAGGACGTCAAACGCGCCGTTGCCGAAGAGTGGGATCGGCTGATCAGCCTCTATGGCCGCCCGACCGACGGACTGATGGACGCGGGCAATGGCGACCTGCTCGAAAAGCTGTTCCCCGGCGCCCTGTCGGCCAAGCGCCTGCCGGTGACAATGAAAGACATCGGCCTCGGCCACCTTGCCAACCCGCTCCGCGAAAAGGCGGAGCCTGAGCCTGAAGAGGAATCGGACAATGGCGAAGCGAACGACGGCGAAGACTGAGGCGCAGGCCAAGCGCACACCGGAGGCGGCTCCGGCGCGCTATCGGGCGCGAGTCTATCATGAAATCGAAACCGACTTGGGCGTCAAGCGCGTCGAACCGGGAATGATTGTGGCGGTCGAGGGTGACGACATCAACGTCTATCCCGCCGACGCCTTTGAAGGCGAGGACATCGCCGAACAGGAGGACTGAGGCATGGCGCGGGGAACGACGTTCGGCCAATTGATCGAGATGACGCGCCTCGAAGCCGGACTGGACCCGGACCCCGCGCTGTCCCTCAACACGCTCCCGCTGATCAAACAACTGATCAAGCGGGAATATGCACGTCTCTACGAAGAGTTTGACTGGCCGTTCACGCGGGTTCGCGAGGAACTGATGACCGTGGCCGGCGAGCGCTATTACGACATTCCGAACACGCTCGACTTGGAGCGCATCGAGACGCTCCAGTATTTCTGGGGGCAGCGCTGGCATGATCTTGAGCGCGGTATCGAGATGGCGGATTATACCAGCTACAACAGCGACTTGGACGTGCGGCATGAGCCCGCATGGAAATGGGACATCCACTACACCGGCCCGACCGCTCAAGTGGAGCTGTGGCCGATGCCGTCGACCAACGATAAGCAGGTGCGTTTTATCGGCATTCGCAAGCCGACGCCGCTGATCGACGATTCCGACCGCTGCGATCTGGACGACATGATGGTCACACTGTTCGCGGCTTCCGAGTTCATGGCGCGCAAGCAATCGCCCGACGCGCCGCTGAAACAGGAGAAGGCTCGCCAGCGCTTCCATCTGATGAAGGGCAAGTCGATCACCACCAAGACCAACGCTTTCAGCTTTGCCAAGCAACCGGAGCCGAAGAAGCCCTATCGCGGCCCGCTCGTCGCCTATGTGCGGACATAAGCAATGCCTTATGTCGTCATCGAGGACTTCAAGCTAGGGCTCGATCGCCGCAAGTCTGAGGCTGCGTCGACGCCCGGCTCGCTCCAGCGGCTGAGTAACGCGCACATCAACCGTGGCGGCGAGATTCAGAAGCGGCTGGCATTCGTGCCCAAATATCAGCTCCCGGCGGGCACGTTCGGCTTGGCCGGCGCCAATGGGCAGTTGACCGTTTTTGCGTCTTCTTCCTTGTCGCCGCCGGCTGGCGTCAACCTTCAGGTGCTGACGTCGCTCAGCGGCTCTGCCGCCCTGACGGGCATTGCCGATGTCGAATATTTCAACGGCAAGATTTTCGTCTCGGCCGACTTCGCCGATGGCACAAGCCGCTGCTTCTATGACGGCGCAGCCGTGACGGATTGGGATGCAGGTTCCGGCGCGACCGTGATTCAGGGCAAGCGCGCGAACGCGCTGCTGACGGTGAAGAACAAGGTCTATGCGATCAATGAGAGCCTGCTGAACTTCAGCAGCGTTGACACGCCGCGAGGGTGGAACTCCGGCTCAGGCTTTGGCTTCATCAACATGTCGAACGAGTCGGCAGGCTCTGAGACGTTGACCGGCATGGGGCGCTATCTGGGATTGCTGGCGGTCTTCGCCCGGCGCAACACGCAAATCTGGTTCGTCGATCCTGATCCTCTCCAGAACGCGCAGCGCCAGGTTCTGCCGAACATCGGCACTTTCGCGCCCAAGTCGATCGTCAACTTCGGCGAGATTGACATCATCTTCCTGTCGGACACCGGCATTCGCTCGCTGAAGGCCCGCGACGCTTCCAACTCGGCAGCGGTCAATGACGTCGGCACGTTGATCGACGACGACGTGATTGCCTATATGCGGACGCTGACCGACGCGCAGAAGGCGGCCGC